TCGTATCATTTCTTTTAAGCTCTTGTCTTTACCTGCAAATTTCTGCAGTAAACTTGTTACACTGGATAGAATTTTGCCTTGTTTAAATTCTTCGAACATCTTTTTAAATGCAGGAAATTTAGTTAACCCGAAAGCAAGAGTTGCTACTCCACCTAAAAGTAATCCTATGGGTCCTAGAATGCCAGAAATAAACCCTTTATCTTTTTGACGTAATCCTCTAAATTCCTTTAAAATAGCTTCGTTAGTTTTAGACTGATCTAATTTACCTATTAACTGTTTAGTATCTTTTGTGAATCTTACTTCTTTTGGCTCCTTATCTCTTTTGGCTTTTTTCTGTTCTTCAGTCTGATACACAGTGAAAAACTCGCCTATTTTATCAAATTTCTTACCTAATGTAATTTGTATTTTTTCTAAAGTATCTGATACTCTCTTATTACTTTGCTCTATAGAAGTAAAGCCAGATCCCATAATAGAGGACATCTGTTCAAAGGTAATACCATCCATACTAAATATTTATGAAAAAATACTTAGATAGTAAAGAATGCACCGTCAACTTCTATGGCAACATTATCCAGAAAAGCATAATATTTTTCAATATCTCTGTAAGACTTAATAAAATCCAGAATTTGATTATTAATTTGTGAGGGTAGTTTTTCAACAATCTGAACAATATCATCTATTTTCTGGTTTTGCGTATTATACTCAAAGGTTTTATCTTCTTTAGTAATTTTAATGGTTTTTACAAATTTTATTAATTCGTAAACAAATAGCTCACCAATGACACTCTTAAAGTCTTTATCGGCAGTGGTACGTAATTTATGAAGGCTAAATTGGCTCATTTCTTTTTCAAAACCTAATTTCGGGGCTTGAAGCGACACACAAAAATTGCTGAAAACAATATCTTTATCAAACGCGAAATCATAAGTAGCTTGTGGAAATGTAGAGATAAGAGTATTTAAATTGAGATCGCGGTCTTCAAATTTATATGTTGCATCTAAGCATTTAGCTCTTAATGCGATTGCTATGGCTTGCCTATCAAATGTATAGAGATCATTAATATCAATGCTGTCAAGAACATTTTCGCTCAATATGCCATGAAAGTTTATAATAAAAGAAAGTTTTGTGAGTGTTTCATCTATGGACGATTTTAAAAGATTTTTTTGCTGCTTTAAATTTAATGCTTTGAAGCGTATTTCTTTTTTAAGAGACGGTACGTAAATGGGTATAAAATTGTCTCTGTTTAGAATATCTAATTGCGATATGATTTCTGAGGTATTACTCATTTATAATAATTAGTTTAAGAGTTAGGTATATCCACAGGAGATTTAGTCTGCTTATTCCTATCTTCTAAGTCTTTCTTAAACAAGTTTATATAAATATCGATTTCAGCAGGCGTTATTCTGTCTAAATCCTCTAACGACATGTTCATCTTTGAAAACAGAAAGAATTCAATTTCATAGAATGAAAGTAAATCTCTCTTAAAAATAAATTTAAGAAAGTCAAAAATACTCTGCACATTGGCAGAAAGAAATATTTCTATATTTTCAGACAAATCGGCAGGGTTTTTAATCTTAAACAAACAAACTTTAGAAAGTTGAGCTTCAAGATCTCTTTTAAATTCATTTATTTCTAAAAAAACATTTGCTGGTAAATTGTTTAAGATTTCCTCTGTAACCGGATATTCACTACCATTTAACAATACAGTCTCTATGAAGCTAATATATTCATCTTCATAGTAGAGTTGATTGGGTATTTTTAATGTGACATCTATGTTATCATTTAAAGATATCTTTTTGTTATAAAAATTATCAAGATTAATATCTTCAATCTTTTTGATAAAATCTATAATATTAATATCTTGTTTGAAGTTTTTGCTACCTAATGAGAGTTCTAGCTTATCAGATACACACACTGCTCTAATTGTGAGTAGAATTATAATTTTTTCTAGGAAATTGCATGAAGGTAAATCAACTACATGTGTTTTTAAGATATCTTCTAGTAATATATCAATTGATTTGTTGTTGTTGTTGGTAATATTTTTTACTAAATTTTTATATGAATTAAAAGAAAGCTCTTTTATTAGAGTATTTTTCTTTGCAAATGGTAGGTAACAAGAGTATAAAAAATTCACTAAATTATTTACAAGAACCCTAGCGGATTAATACTACCAATGCCATTTTGAAAGCTGCTAATTCTTGGAATTTCGCCGTTTGAAATTCTGTTTACTATGTCAGCAATAGGCAGATACAAATTGTTCTCCACTGTATAATTTGAATATGTCCACCTTGTGGAATATGTTGTTAATTTGTCATTTTCGTAGTCTAAGTCTTGTTCAGATATTTGATATGGCACACAATTATAGAAGTGAAACACTTTTCTAGGGATCATGGAAATGCTATGATAAGTTCGAGTGTATTCAAGCAATGTCATATTAACTTTCATGTTTCTAAGATCCTTTCTAACTCCGGTATCACCTGGTCGTGCTGCCAAACCATAATGTGATGCCAGTATGACCCATGGTCTGATAACAAAATCTATGAATGATGTGTTTGTTTCTCTGAAGTTAATGACTAGTGTTGGTGCTTCAGTTGATCTGCCACCACCCAAAACACCAGGCAAAAAACCTCTGTTGTTCTGTACAGAAGTAGTTAGCACATCAAATTGCTCAGTGGGTATGGTTATGGCGTGGGCAAATAAGCACCCAATTACTTTTTGCAATGGGTAGCTCGCAAGAATTGTTTTTGCAGTATCAATGTCAAAACCTTTTTTACTGCCATCTGTGCGTTCCAATCCTTGTATTAAGTTAGTTCTTAAACCTTGTGGATAATTATCGATTACTACGCACCATTGAGAGGAATTTGGAATGGAAGTGAACCACGATTCCATTTGAAATAAGAAATAATCTCTTACACTAACAATGGGTACGCCAGGTATATTAAAACCGAATAAATTGGTAACTTGTGGAGCAAATAATGGGTTTTGACCTGTTGCTAAGCCAGAGAAATTCTGACCTAGTCCATTTAAAGCATCAGTGAATGGATTATTCACTTAAATATTTAAGAAAAAAATTAAAGTTAGCTGAGTTTTCTCCAGTAATGGTAGGAAACAGTTGCTGTGAATTCGATTGTTTCGCCAGTACCAGTAGCAATATTATATGTTAAAGGGCCAACGCTTCTTACTGAAACACCAACCAATTGATATTGTGCCACTTTGTTCATTTGATTATCAAGCTGAAGTAAATCTATGATAGCTGTCTGTTTTGGTGCAAAATAATTACCAGTTGAATTGCTATCATCAAAAATATCTGTTGACCATTGTTCGAATTTTTGTCTTATCTGTGATTTTGAATCAGCATAGAAAGTAAGACTGTATGCATTAGATTCAGGATACACAGCATTTCCTGGGATATTAAAATTTAATCCCATGTAAGGAATTGGAATGTTTGTTATCTCGCGACCGGGTAATGATGCTGTCTTGACATATACTAAATCACTGTCATCAAATGTTACTGTACTGGCTCCACCTGTGTTAATTGAGAGCACTCTGAAGTTAAAATCACGTGCAAATTCGCGTGATGTTGCTATTCTGTAGAAGTCAGTAATGAGTTGATTTACGTCTGCCATATAAAATATTTATTAGGAAACTATCTCTTGGAAGCTGGTTCCTGTTCTGGTTGCGTAAAAATTGCAAAGAATGTACTCTGCACTTCGTACTGGTTTAATATAGATATCAATTACAATTGTATTGTCATCAATAACATTGGTTGTATTGTTTCGTTCGTCGCAGATTATCAAATAATCGTAAACACCTTGTGTATTTTTTGCGTTATCAAAAATAGGTGAAATTGAATTTAATATTTGTGTTCTTGTAAAGAGTGTATTAGGCTCGAATACGAAGTATTTTACTGTATCGCGAGTTGCAGTCTCCAGACTCAAGAACAACCTACGAACATTAATTCTATCAAATGCACTTGGTATTTTCTGAAGTGTCTTTTGACCAAATATAACGTATCCTTCTGCAGGGAAGAAGGTTACTGGGTTCAAGCTAATACGATATAGTAAGTCGCGTTGTTTCTGCTTAGGATAGAGAGCAATATCAACAACACCTGTTAGTACACCGCGTTTAAATCCTGCTGGTGCAAACCATGGTTGGAAGTTAGAGTCAGTATTTGCCATTGCAGCTGCAGCAAAGCCAGAGAATGGAACCCACACATCTTGATTTGTTGTAACATCTGAAACACGTGCGCAATTGGCGAATGTGCATGCATAACTTGTATTAATACCAGCAAATTGATTCTTTAATGGCCAGTAGATGTTGTTATTGAATGAGTTGGTTGCAAGATCAAGGGTTTTGATGTTTGAACCTTGCACAAATATGTTTGTAATGGGATCAGCAATGAACAGATGATCCTTGCGCACATTAGTAAAGTTTAAAAATGATGTTGCAACTTCCATGTATCTTGAAGTCGCAAAAGGTGCTGGTCCTGTTTGTGCTGTTAGCGACTGCACTGCGCTATCATATGGGACTGTGTCATCAAAGTATCCTGAAGTTGCAGGGTTAAAGGAGTTGAGGTACACTGTGCCTAAGCCAGCTTCTGTTGTGAGATTGACAGGATAAAGATCAACATTGTTGATTTTATCAAAAGCATAATCAAGCTTGGTTGGCACATTGCCAATAAGCTTTGTGGTTAAATCCTGGTTATCATAATCACCCAGGGCAACCAAATTGTTGGTCTCACCTAACAGATTTAGAAACCCGCGAACTTGTCCAATTGGCGCGCCAATTCTGTTGATGTAGTCCTGAGATGATTCGCCATTCAAATATTCCGACATGCCTTGACTGAGAAAACGAACTTTCTTTGTTGGTAAACCGGTAGAATCAAGCCATGTGGGCTTGTTTTTATTAGAAATGAATGGGTTAACTATTGAGATAATGTTTGTAGAATTGTTATCTACTTGCTCAAGGAAATTGCTTATTGCAGGCCCACCATTTTGTGAAGCGATTTGACGGTTATAATCAAATGAAGCTGTGAAGCCATCCTTGAGAATATAATCAAGAGCAATTACATCAGGTGAGCTGGATGATTGTACAAGTTTGAAGACACCCACTGAAACTGTATCATCAAATTTACTTGATGAAATGTCATATGAGGGTATGTTTTCTAAAATTTCTGAAATTGTTAAGTTATTGCCGCCCCCAGTGCCAGCAGCAGCGCTCAAACCAAAGTTCAAACGAGTTGAGGGTACATTTACATAATCGCCACCACCTATTGCTTGTGCATCGCTGTTAATGGATAAAACTGAATTTATGTCATTATATGGGGTGGCGGGATTGAGATTGGTATTATCAATAATACCCACATATGTTCCCTCATAACGGGTGTTGATTGTGGTTTGTGCTTTATTGAGAAGTATAAGACCCGCATCTTTGAGAGATGCAACATTGCTGAAGGCGGTTGCTCCACTGGTATTGTTTGACCATGTGAACCCATCTCCTCTTAAAATGGAAAGATACTCAGGTTGAGAGAGTTTGAGATGGGTTGGCTTGCCAAAGAAATATACTGAATCATTGCGATCAATTGCAGTTGAAGATACTCCATCCACATATGAGACCACTGGATAAACAAGAGCACTATATTCTGTACTCACATCAAAACCTGCACCATTACCATATGGTAATCTATAAACAATTACGCTTGCCGGTGACTGTAATATAGCTTTTGTTGTGTGGTAGAAATATCTCTCTGCAGCATTGCTGGGTTGGCCGTATATCTGCTCAAACTCAGAAACAGATGTTACACTGATGGGTTCTGAAGAAGGACCTTTAGCTGCAAACCCTGGAATAAATACCACTGTGGGTTGTGCGCCAACGTTTCTTATTGTAAAATCTTGCTCAGTTATCTGTACACCGGGACTTTGAATTGTGCGTGCCATATAAATTATTTATTGTTTTTTGGATAAAACTTTTTAGTTTTTTACAAACTATCTACACTCTCCACCAAAGTAGCATGAAATTGTGAATAATTGAATGTAGCTGATGTTTCTATTTCGCCTGCATCTCTATTGTTGTAATCAATGCCTGCTAAGCTGGTTGGAAACGCGTTTGTGTATACAAACTCAATAACTCTTTTGTCATATTCATCCAAAGAGAAGATTGACAAGTTAGATGCATATTCAAGATTAATGGATTTATTGTTATTTGCCATGATATCGGTACCATCATATATGCCTGTTTTACTGTCATTCAATATGTTTAGCCACTTGTAAATTACCCAATAATTGTTGAACCTGTTGTCAACGGTAAAGTTTATAGTAAGAGGTGGATAGGGCGGTCTGGTCAGAGAAGATGTGTGTAAGGTTTGGCCTGCATACTTTAAGGGTATTGCAGGTATTTCAATGTTGGGCACAATGCTGCCATAGACTGAAAATTGAAGAGAGTCTTCTTTGATAGTTGCATCACTGCGATTAATTTTTCGATCAATGCCTTTTAATCCTTTGGGCAGGTTCAATATGAGCAAAAATTTATCTTTTCTGCTTTTATTAAAAATACTTTGTGAATATGGAACTAGGTTTGCCATATATTAACTTAATCTAGACCACCCCTGTGACTCCAATTCTTTTAAGCCTTCAAGCTCTTCTTGATCAGCTTGTGAAAACACAATAGGTGTTGTGGAGCCCATGGATGCATCCTTTTCATTACTGTATATTGAAGTTGGATTAATAAAATATTTTATTCCGTAGTCAAGCGATTTAATTGTTAGTGGTTTTTTATTTGAATCAAATTCACTAACATCAAAAAATTTTTCAACCAAATCATTTTCTAAGATCATTAATGCCCATATTAAGCTCATTACACGATCATCCCAATTATCCATTCCAGGTTTAGCACTCCACGTACCATTAGGATACCGAATAAAAGCTTTTAATTCTTTTAGTGTTTTTACATCTTTAATTTTTACAGATTTTAATTCATTAATCCAATACCTCATGTTCATTACACCTTTATACTTTGAATTAGTATGAGCCAGTACACCTGGTTTATTAAAACTAGTGCCACCAATCTTGGGACCATATGAAACAATATTCTCATATAGGTGCGTATTTTTAAGTTGATCAACTACTTGTGCGCCACAATTGTTTCTTTCAATCATGGCAAGCGGTGAGCCCCAATGTTGTAGGATTTCAAATAATTTTGTTGTGAAGTTATAAGGGCTTATAGTTCGATTGTGATACACAGCTACCTGTTCAATCTGTCTTAAGTTAGTAATGTCCAAGATTTGTATGACACTTGCAGCTTCACCCACACCTTCACTTATGTCCACGCCAACGACATAAATTTTTTCTTTGTTAGGTTCATCCCATAATTGATATTTTCCATCTTCAAAAACAAATTTTGGTTCAGTGCATTCACTTTTCATTTCTTCAAAAAGTTTTTCGTCCAGAGCACTTTCACCAGTTTGTAAGAAAACATTTCCAAACTCTTGATCAAATACATCCCTGCTACCTAAGGTGCGTATTGTATTTTCTTTCCATGCTTCATCTCTTCCCGGAAATTCCCACCAATCGACTTTTTCTGCATGCCAGTCATTTTTACGTTCTATTGCTCCTGTATATAATTCATGAAAGAGATTGCCTGTACCATTTGGTGTTGAAGCAACAAATATTTTGGACTTCTTAGATGATGAGATAATTGGATAGACTGAGCTCCAGAATTGTTCCACAAGATGATTGTCAATAAACGCTAGCTCGTCCAAAATAAGAACGTTGCAACTGTCACCTCTGCCTGCATCACTGCTGGTTGTGGAAATGCCTATGCTACTGCCATTGCCCAGTGACATGGATGTTTTCCCATATTCTACAGTGCCTGGTTTGAGGTAGTTAGGTAGTTTTTCATAAGCTAACCGTATCCTCTTAAAAATGTTAATTGCAGTTTGCTCTTTGTTGGCGACCACTAAAATACGTTGATCTTCAAAAAAGCAGGCAATCCACAAAGCATATATGGTCATGAGAGTTGTTTTTCCTACTTGTCTTGATGCCAACAGACAAACAAATCTATTATCCCTTAGACTTCTCAAGATTCGCCTTTGATAGCTGTGAAGCTTGATCTTCATCTTTCCCTCGTCCAGGTTGGTAATGAAGAAAAAGTTTTCTGCAAAGAAAAGTATGTTCTTTCTTGATTTGGCTATGTCTTCCACCCATTCAGGGTGTGCTTCATAATCAAATACTGTTTCAGACGTAGGTAGATTTTGATTACCTAAATAAAACTTGGAATCTGGTTTTTTTGGCATAGATACATTAAATACTTAATATGAACCAGACAAGAACACTAATAGAAATGGGTAACTTCTATGAAAATAAGATTATAGAAGAAAAGAAGTCAATGTTTCCACCCAAGGGCACTTTCAAGATGGTGGATAAGAAAGAGCCCTCGGAGGCAGAAGCTGACAAGAATGCTTTTGTTAAGAACACTGGTCCAGAGAATGCTGACGGGTTTAGAGACAATTTAATTGATACAAAGGTAGCAAGTAAAAAAGAAAATTTCTATCAACCAGAAAAATTCTCACAAAATTATGAAAAAACTGAAGTTAAAACAATAAATAATTTTATGAGCAAATCTATTTTTGACAAATTGTATGAGGATGTAATGTCCGATCAGGCCCAAGACACTGAAGCAGTTGATGCTGCAGCCCTTGGCCTGCCTTCAGTTGATTCAGGTAATGATTCAGGTGAAGAAGGTGAAGTAAGTTTTACACTGCCTCGTGACATTGCACACAAATTGTGTGATGCACTAAAAGCTGTTCTTGACACTGAAGAGGAAGCTGGCGATGAAGAGGGAATGGGCGGTGAAGAGGGTGATGCAAGTGAAGATGAACAATTTGCTCCTTCAGAAGATGCCGAAGCAAAGGCAAAGATGAAGAAAGATGAGCATAAAGAAGATGAAGATAATGAAGGTGTTGCAAAGGAAGCTACAGAGCTCAAGGAACTTCCTGCTTCTGCTGGTCAAGGACTACAGAAGAAAGACAACAAAGTTGGTGATGTTACAAAGTCACTAACTTCAAGTGGTGCAGGTGATGCCAAGGTTACTGATAAAGTTGGCAATGATGGTGAAAAAGGCCATGCTTTAGTTGGTGCTGGAGTCAAAGGTGCTAATGCTTTCACAGGCAAAAGCAACAAAGTTGATTCAAAGACATCAAAAGTCGGATCATACCTTGCTGGTTTAAAATAACTAAAAATTCAAAAATAGTAAAAAAAGGGCTTAATGTAAATTAAGCCTTTTTTTTTGCTTAAATATCTACATGGCTGAGTCCTTTTTAAAATTTTTCGAAAAGTATGGAGTGGAGCATCGGCACATGAAAGATGTAATCCCTGATCCCATATCGCATCCACAAACCCCGGGTAAAACGGTTCCTGATTACGTAAGAACTAAAGTTAAGAATCAAAAAGTACAGACCTTGATGAATCAAGATAGTGGTAAACAAATTCTTAATATTCAGGATATACAACAAATACAAAATGAATACAACTTGGAATTTGATCCGCAAAATCCAAAGAAGCTTGGCAATACAGGCATTGTTTTGAAATTTGACCCAATTTTTAGGAAAGCCATAATAGAGAAATGAATACTAAGGACAAGTATACAGGTAGTAACACTATAAACATACAGCCTTTTGCCTTCAAGGATAACGACTGTTTTAGATACACAGATAAAGATAACAATTCAGCTGAACGAATGACGGTTTCTAATTATTGGAGGGAACAGATTAATCTGTACGGTCAGAAGGTCGAGTATTATACACACAATTACAACGTTTTATCTGCAGATAATTTATATGGCGAAGATCCAATACAACAATATTCTACACCAAGATTGATTACTGTGGCAATAAACTTGCAAGAAAATGCATTAATGTTGAGCAAGTTTGGATTGGTATCAGATGATGAGCTCACCGCATTCATTCACATAAGCGCATTTTACACTGCATTTGGTTATAACCAGGAGCCCAAGTCTGGTGATCTGTTCAAGCTTGTTGAATATGGCAATGATAGGCCTGGTGGCAGACAAGGCAACATATATGAAATCACACAACGACTAGATCAAGATATTGCACAAATAAACCCTCTCATGGGACACTATGTGTGGTTGGTTAAAGCCAAGAGGTTTGAATATTCATTTGAGCCTGGGCTCAGTGGCGGTGAAGTGGTTAATGATCAGGTTTTTGACGACACAAAAAGCCCTTATGCATCAGGTGCAGTCAAGCCTTACAACTACAGTGTCAATGAAGCATCCAAGAGCGTGTTTGACTACAGCCAAACCAATTACTCTGATGTTTATGGCGGATATGGCGGTTGAGGTTCATCATAAGAATACACAGGTATTCTTTCTTTTCTGCAATTTGAAATGAACTTTTCTGCATCTGGTATGCTGTTAAATTCAGCAGCCACTTTACCATCTATGCATGCAAATGTATAGATAAATTTATTATCTTTCTTGGATATGTTGGTTAATACATATTTTATATTGTATTTGAACCTTTTATCAAGCAATTGATATGAAGGGTTGTGTATTATAGTGAAGCTGGTTCCAACGATGTAGTGCATGCATTCTCCTCATTTAAACTAGGTGGTACAGTGTGCATTGTATTGAATTCATTTAATGAAATTTCATCTAGCATGGATTCATACCTCTCAGCAATATATTTTTGAAAAGCCAAGGGCTTGATCCAGTCATCATTGTCCTGCAAATTGCATTTGAAATTGCCTGCTTTTTTTGATATGTAATCCAAGGCTTCAACCAAGCATATCCACCTGGTATATTCTTGAAGTTTAAGTTCATGAACTTTATTTGAATTGGTCTTAACTGTTATGGAGTTTTTTGATGGTACTAATTGCATATCCAATAATAATATATGAAAGATCTTTTACGTCAAGAAGATTCTTATTTTTATTAAAAAAAGTTATCACTTCAAGAAATGCATTCAAAGACGTGTTTTGTGCTTCAAAGAATGTGCGGCAGCATCTGGTAATTTGTTCTTTATGTTCTTCCAACACATCGCTATTTTTGATAGAGGCACTCAACGCATCATAAAAGAGATTATTTAAACCGGAGAAGAAAACTCTTTCATCAGATACTTTTTTAAGAGATACAAAGCCATATTCAAATTTTTGGTAGTCAGCTATGGTCAGATACTTTTTAAAAAAAAGTATAATGTCATCTGGAAGCAAGCTTGCAGATTCAACTGCACGGTCAATGCTATTGGGCGGTATGCTGGTTGTCAATTTCTCAATGCTTTTAGGAATTTGCATCTGGAATCCTTAGATTATTTAAAACAGCTGATGGGTTTTCAATGGCTTCTGTTGCAATGGCCGTTTCCGCGTCAATTATTACACTTATTTTCTTGTTGCACTGCGTGCATTTGTAATAATTCTTTGCATTGAGTCTAATGGGTACAAATTCCACAACCTTCTTGTAGCAAGGGCATGCCACTTCCAAACCTTGAAAAGACAGCTCCTTGAGCATTTCATTTTCGATTTTTTTTATTTGAAGACCGGTGTAAATTCGTAAAAAGGTTGAATACAAGTAAAAACCAGTAAACTGAAAGACGATACCTGTCAGTATGCCTGCAACAAAATTAAGCTTCAGCAGATAAAAAATAATGGCAAATAGCAAAGACACAAGGCACAGTGTGAATAGCTGATTCAATAGCTTTTTGAGCATATATAGTATTATATATTACAATTCCAATATCAGCAAGCTATTTGTTACCACTGATAACAGTTTTTATTAAGTTTTGTATGACTGTGAGTTTCTTGATTGCAGAAATGATGTAAGCCTTGGCATCATCATTGAACTCAATATTTGGATTGTTCAATGATTGCTTGAAGAGCTCCACTGAATTAGAAGAGTTTACATACAGATCACCAAGCTGATTTATAACGTTTCTAAGTGGGTATGGCAGATCATTGCCAGCTTTGATGGCACCTGGAATTTGCGGGTTTTTGTTGGTGTCAAAAATGTCATTCAGAGTGACACGTTGAGTTGACAGATCTCTGGATGCAATGCCGCTTACCCATTTGTTATATTGCATCACTTCATCAAACAAAAGAGTATGTTTCACATAATTATTTAATCTTTTTGGAATAAATAATATTATGAGTCTCTTTAATAAGGTGTTTGATACAGTGCTTGAAGCGGATGAGAACATGGATGATACTGCAGTAGCAGCTCCACAAAATGATAGAAATGCCATGGCGCAAACTCTAAAAACCACAGCACCTGAAGACTATGATATTAAAGGCAGAGAGACAGTTGTTGATCAAAACAAGCAACATCAATTGCAGTCATTAAGAGGATGGATTGAGCAAATTGATGTGTTTATTAAATTTTTAAATGGCACAGATTCTGATTCTATTCAAGTGCAGCTGCATGCTGCTCCTTGTGATTCAATATTTGAGGACATGGCCAGAAGTGAGAAAAAGAAGATTGCCAGGCTGGCCGCAGAATTAAGCTCATTGAGTGAATCAATGAAGGGGTACTTAATTTCTGCTAATGACAGATAATAATAATTTTGCCTTGATTCCGCTGTGGGAATTTTCAACAAAATAACTTGGATCCACTGAATCTATTTTTTTATCTATTACCAGATCATTAATATCCTTGTATTTTTTGCCGTCATTTTCAGGCCATATGAATACAGTTTCACCATTTTGTATGAGCTTCTCAGTCTTGTTTCTGCTGGCCCTATCATTATATTGACTATCCAGCACCCAAATGCGTTTGTGAAATTTAAATGAATTCAGCTGATTCTCCTGTAATGCAGAAAACATGGTGTGGCTATTCTCTTGAATACCTGAAATTGCTGTGCCATTGCGCACAAAAAATGCATCAATAGGGCCTTCAAAAACAAAGATATATTCTAAATCTGCATTTATGTTGTTAATGTTGTACAGAGATTTTTCACCATTTATTTTGCTCAAGTATTTGGGATACAGCCTCAGATCTTTATCATAGATGATTCTTGATTGATAGAAGATGACCTCATTTTCCTCGTTATAGAAAGGTATTATGATTCTGTTCTTATGAACTTTATCATTCAATGATAGAAACAAAGATTTGGGTCTATTGATAGCGTTAATCATTCTTCTCTTCTCTAACAAGAGCAGTGCATCATTAACTGTCCTATTGTTGTTATAGTAATTAATCTGCATCTTGTCAAATAAATCAATTGATTCAAGTGGCAGTCTTTCAACTTTGATGGGTTTTTGAATGTCGCTTCTCTGGTCGTCCGCTAATGCTTCCAGAGGCAAAATCTCATAATTTTTCGATTCATTTATAATTTCCACAAAAGTAAGTCCGGAGACTTCTTGCACCCACTTGACAGTATCACCATACCAACCACAATTATGACAGCAAATTTTATTATCATCTACCAAATAAATGCATCTACGTTTTTTGTTCCATGATTTTCCTTCTCTGCATATTGGACACCCGGCCATGTATGTGTTGCTAAATTTCTTGAACTTAGGGTAACCTGCATACTGATAGAATTTCTGAACAATATATTCTTGAGGTATAACCACAAAAATATTATAACTTATTTCTTTGGAGGTTCAATATCTTTTACTGATACCAGGCCTTTGCGTATGAAAACACCACTTGCAGGATCAATATAATGCGCTTCAACTATTTCCTTGTTACCACGAATAAAGGTCTTTAAGACTGGTCTGACAGGCTGTCCACTAATGGGGGAAGTGATGGGACGAGGGTCAATAAGATCCATATCAGACCTTTCTCAAGGCAGTGGAAAGCTTTCTCTTGAAATCCTCTGTGAACTTTGCAACATATGAATCCAGCGCAGTATTTGCAGCCTCCACGCCTTTGGTATTAATAATATTTTGAATAGCATCAATATCACAAAGAACTGTAAATGATTCCACGTCCTTATTCTTATCTTTCTCAGACCTAAAAGTTGTTTCAATAATTAAATTCATAGAACTATTTATACCACCCTAATTATTTATCAATAGTCTTATTTGTTTTATACTGTTTTTGACACATACTATAGATCTCTACAGGCAGCTTGTTGACAACATCCAGTATCTTTTCCTTTAATCCTGTATCGAATTTTTCAATAGGCACCTGTCTGATTTGCATGTCTGGTAATGATAGGAAATAGTATTCTGCATCTCGTTTTTCCATAAAAACAAACATTTCACCCAAGTATTTACCACCACAAACAGCATATACATGACGCTCGCGAGGATGTTTGCTGAACAAACTAAACAGCTGTTTCATGGGAGAGTTTCTCAATACTAGACAGCAGTGTTTCATGCACAGGGGGCAGGTCTAATCCAAGATCAGCTATTTTTTCAGTAGACAAAACACAATTGGAACGATTTGCTTTGAGTTGCAAATTTTCAATATCTACAAACTTCCAATTCTTATTAATGATGTTATTTTTTGAAAGTAACTGAACTATCTCCTTTGCATCAATTCCACCTGGGTTGACCACATTGTATATATCAGGTTTAGTCTTGTAAAATTCGTGAACTATGAATTTGTTAATAAAGACTGACAAATCATCAAGAGAGGTTAAACTGTTTTTGAAAGATATGAGATTATCATAGTTTATAATTTTATTAATGATATTGCGTTCAGAAGAATATGAGCAGAATGGCATACGTATTCTGAGGATTGATGAATGTGTCTTTGTATAGAGCAGTTCAGCTAGATGTTTTGTTTTAGAATAAAAACTGCTAACATTGGAATACATTCCAAAATTCGGAACGTCATCTTCTGTGTAGTCTTTCTCATAACCGCTGTAAATACACCCGCTTGACACATTGATGAGATAGTGTTTATATTTTTGGCAGAAGTTGCTCAAGAAAATGGGCAATTTAGTATTGTATTCCACACAAATTTCTTTGTTCAACTCACATGCATCAACATTGGGTCTGCCTGTGTATCCAGAACAATTAATAAACACAATGTCATTCTCTGGATAGCAATGAAGCTCCCTTAGAAATTTTTTCAATGCAATTTCATTGAAATAGTCAACTTCTTTCCTGTCAACTATAACTGCATGCATGTTGAACCATTCTTTAAAATGATTGAAGATATGGTTGCCGACAAAGCCTTTGCCAAGAATTATTATGTTTTTCACTAATATAGTTTATATTAGTTTTTACAAATCTCCACGATCATCATCTTTTTCGCGTGTACTGAACATAAACTTATTAACCAGTGTGCCAAGAGAATCAGCTTCCTGCTGATTGTGTGCAAAAATAGTTTGCACAGGATCACCATCACAATTGTATCCCAATAGAATAAAACAATTTAAATATTCTGATATTGTAGAATTGAGAGCATCTAGATCCTTCTTTAATGCATGCTTATTAGTTATCTCTTCTTTTAAAAAGTTAATTAATGCTTTATGAGTGAGCTCTTTAACCTCCTTGTTCTCATTGGGGTTAAAATTGTTTAGATTGCTATCAGGAGGATTGCTTTTGCTCATCATATTTATTTATTCTTTGACGAAGATATCTATTGCGTCCTGGGTAATCGACACCATTGGATACGCCGCTTTTTAATAAAAAGTTGATGATTACTTCTATGCTATCAGTTGCTATATAGAAATTCTTTTGAATGCGTCTGCCGCCATCATTCATCTCAAATAGCACTTCATTTATATTACTTTTGTTAAAATAACAAGTTATAAAGACTGAAGCTTCAGTTGGATTAACTATGATTGTCCACTGGCGAGGATCAGATTTAGCATACACATTGAAGACTTTCAAAACAACAAAACCATTGTCTTTTAGACGTTTTATGAAATAACTAGGTGTTCTTAATTTATTTTTGCTCATTAGTTTGTTAGAGCAGATATAATGAATTTAAACGAAGTATTGTCTTGATTTAAATCCAGTACACCCACCCCCATCTTTGTTATAAGGTTGAATTGTATGTCTTTGAACTTCATAGAAGATATTATTCTAAATATCTCAAAATTCAACGGTATAGGTACTGCAAACTGTGTACCTTCATAATTATTGGAGATCTCAATACCATAGGAATCGATATTGGGGCGAGTCTTATCTGTGAGCTCACCAAGAACTGAACTGTTTTTAACGCTAATATATATTTTATTTGACTCAGTGGTAATCGTACTACCTTTAATGAGACTAAGAATTGTATTTTGTAGCAGTGTAAATTTACCGTCAAACTCCAATGCATTTATTTTATCAATGTTCACTTTTGGTGAAGAGATGATATTATCATCATATAAATGGTATTTAAACCTGATTGTATTAGACGTATAACCTATAAAATTAGATGAAACATCTAATTCAAAAGCAGACGGCTCAATGCATGAGATGACACGATTAAGTTTTTTTAGATCCGGTACATTTAAGGTTTTCTTAATGTCTATATTTTCATCATTAAAGACACTGCTAACAATAACGGTATTATCACTAGTTGCAATGAGCGTTGAAATTTTTCCTTTGTCGATATTAATAACTGCACTATCAACTACTCGGCTAAGAGGGGATAAGAAATTATTAACAAATTTATCTTTATCACTTATCAAAAGCTTCATAACATATTATAATGTAAGAGTGAAGCTAAATCAATTACTTTTTAAGTAGCTCAATTAGTCGATCCATTTTGATATCAAGGTAATCAAGTTTATCAAAAATTAGTTTTGCATAGTTACAGTTATTAAAGTCAAACTCAAGTTGGTTTGGATCATTGGGTGTGCCATTGCTTGCTGCAGTATTATTGATAGACAATTGCATCTGCTGAGCAAGAGCTGGCTGCAAGTTAATGCCAGGGTTAACAGTATTGACAGGAGAAGCTATTTGCGGCGATACACCCACACTTTCTATAATCTGTTCCGGTCTTAATGTCAATCCCTGGAGACTATTACTCTTGGAAATAATGTTTCTATCCAACTCTTTCATTTCACCCATGAGATGCTGTCCCATGAACTGAATAGTTGTTAACTTTATTTCTTCAGGTGTTAGCTCTCGGAATGTATCCATTGATTATAGGTCTTTGAGCAACTCATTGATAGAGTCATCTTCAGAAGTCTTATTAGAGGAGATCTTCACGCTCTTAGTTGGTGCAACACTGGGAACTGGAGCAGAAGCCTTAACCTCAGTATGAACGACTGGTGTGCTTGTGCCCTCATCGTCGACATCCTTTGTTGCATAATAATGTGTATCCATGAGACTCTTGAGCTCATCATAACTCTTTGCAGTTACGTACGATTCTAGGTCAAAAGAGCTCTTGTAAACCTTATCATAACTATCCTCATCAACATTTTCAAGCTCTTTGGGTGTTGTAAACTTAGATGAAACATAGGTTGGATAGTCACCCTGCTTTTCCACTTTAATGCGAAGATTGCAGCCTTTTGGAGACAGATCAAAAATTCTTGGACCAAGCTCTGATGCTTCTTCACCCTCAATAGCTTCCATAATTACTTTATGCAGTTGACGGCCAAAGCGAAGAATCTTTACCTTGTTGTTATTCTCAGCATTAACTGGATCATTAACAACATAACAATTTACAAGCCAGCGTTCAGTGCGGTTGATGGCCTTGGCTCTCTCTTTTTCCTTCTCAGTACCTGTTCTTAGAACTTTATATCGCTCTTCTGCAATGGGATCCCTCTGGTTCCATGTGGATGGACTTACTGCAGTAATGAGTTGACCGGTAGCGAAGCTATTCCAGCCATAGGAATAATAATGTAAAAATGTTTTGGTAGGGTCCTTTAAATTGGGAAGCAATCTTACAGTGTATGTATTGCCTACTTCTGTGCGGATAAAATCCTTTGCACCTGATGATTTTTCGTTATTTTTGGAAAGAGCACCTTTGATGCTCTCAAACATGGATGTTGTAAATGTACTCATAAACTAATAATAACAGATATAATGTATAAATCAACTCTTTTTCGTAATTTTATCTAATCCCAGGGTGACAAGGTTCAGGGCTTTTTTTGAATTATACAGCTTGGTTCTAAAGAAGGAGACTTTATTGTAAAGATCTTCGTTAATAGTAAATTTGACAATATCAGGATTAATGCTCTTAAGCACAGTGTCAAAATTTGAAAAGCCAAATAATGTATAGAAGTTTATCTTGTGGTCTCTCAGGTGAAGTAGAAATGAGTGCTGATTGTTGGTTTTGTTGCATATGTAGTTTTTTATGTCTATGTTACTCTCTTTGCAAAAATTCTTAATAAAGATTAAAGAGTTTTTGATGCTATTCAACTGTTCATCAGAATCGGGATCCTGATTAATTTTATTTTTTTGAAAAAGCGTATAGGCTTTTGTAGCTTTTAATGTTGTAAAGTATTCAATGGGGAAAAAATTCTCATCTTTATAGAGAGTGTAGGGCGCACTAAAGAAATCGTCCATTGAGATGTTTGGAAACCTTTTAAAAAAAGAGCTTAATCTTTTAAGAGATACATATTTTACGTCATCAAGCTTGTTAAAGTCCTTTCTATAGTTGAAAGGCAGATTTTTTGAAGCGCGTGAGGCTTTTAGAAAAGAATTGTATATGTGTTTATCGAAATTTGTAATCAAGCAAATCTTCTCTTGTTGGCAAGCTGAACTTTGAGTTTTTTTCTTTGGGATGGTGTTAAGAACCGTCTTCTTAACCTAAGGTCATCCAGAACACCGCTTGTAATTACTTGCCTGCTGAACTTGGTGTACATTTTATCAAAATACATTTTCTCTGTGCATTTTTTTGGATCTAAGATAACTGCTGCATTTATATTTGGTTGGTTCATAATGGTAGATTGTTGGTATGACTGTTTAGATACTTCATTATATACTTACTTTTATAAAGTCCAGGCTCAAATTGAAGAAAAAAAGTGACTGCAGAAAAATTGTTCTGTAGGTCGCAATACTTTTTAAATAGATCTCTCAAATCCTCGCGTTGCAATAGCATAATAAAGACGTTAGCCATGTTTAATTTCTTAGTATGTAATAATGTAACAAAACTACAAAAGGAAAGAAAGAGATGTGTGTACTCATACGAGCTCAAATTTTCAGTGGGGTTAAGTCCATTCACAGTTACTGTTAATTATATACTATTTAATGCAAATCAACAGTTTATAACGATAGCTTGGAAAGAGTAGAAATTGTACTAGAACTGCCCTCAGTATCATTAGCATGCTCATCTTCTGTAATTGTTAAGGTCGAGTAATCAATTCTCATAGAACAATGTCCGAAGTTTGGACCGAACCGGTTTTTCATGAAGCCCATTTTGATAACGCCTAATTCTTTATCTGTATCTTCTTGCCAAATACTCAGAATAACATCACCTGTCATGGCTAAGCCTATACTTTCAGATATTGTCTTGAGACCAGGATCAGTAATTTCATACCCTTCTCTATTGAGTTGTGTTGCAGAGATGACTGGACAATTAAAATGATATGACAGAGCACGAAGATGTTCTGTACAGTTCTTAATACGCTCATAGCTTGAATCACCAAAAGCTGGTTTAAGAAGATTGACATAATCTAGTACTATGGCATCAATGTTAATACCTTTTTGAATTATTTTTTGAATAAACGATTTGAGTTGATGTGCAGTTATGGTTGCTGGCGGAAACTCTTTGATAAGAATTTTTGATTGCGGGTTTTCGAGACAATATTCACTAATTTGATTCTTGAGTGTTACACATTCAGCCTTGAGCTGACCTAGCGGTATTTTTGAAACACTGCTGCATAATCTTTTTGCATATATGAGTTCAGGCATTTCAAGAGACACAAGAAGAACTGTTTTGCCCTGTTGTGCAATGTTGACTGCTACATTGCCTAAGAATATAGACTTGCCGATGTTGGTCTCGCCAGCAAAAAGATAGAGCGACCTGCCATTCTCTAGAAACCCGCCACCGATCTTATCATCAAGCCATTTCCATTTGGAGGGAATGTATTTCTCTGTGGAGTTGAGGTCATTTATTACCATATCAATGTCGGTGAATAAATCTAAACCTATTTGAGTAGTGAGTGTAATATTACAAGCTTTATCGAATTTTTCTAATATTTTTGATGTATCAACATCGTTTTTAGATATGTCATCCACTACACTCATCATTGTATGGTAGACGGCTTTTTCTTTCAAAAATTTCTCTGTATTTGTAGTTAGCTCATCGTTATTAAAATTTTTGTCTATGCCGGTGAATAGTGATACCACATTTTTTAAAGACGTCTTTAACTCGTCAGTTGTCAGGTAGGCCTTTATTTCAGTTATAGTGGGGCAAGCACTATTTTTGGTATAAAACCCTTTTATTAGCTCAAAAATAGCTTTGGTGTCTTTGTTCTTAAAGAAGATAGGATTTAGATGGTCAATAACAGAAGCCAGATATATTTCATCTGTAAGACATTTGTATGCTATGATAGTCTCAAAAAAGTCTAAATCTAACTGAGCCATAACTGTATTATAATATCAATAAACGAATTTTCAATCAAGGTATTCTTGGAGAAATTTGCGCTCGCTGTCTAGATACAGAGCACTATTAGGGTCTAAAAGCCCCGGTGATTTGTGAATAACCCATATGGGATACACACCCAATTTTAATTTCTTTTGATTGGCATCTATACAGCTTGAAATGTCATAATGATGAAAGGTGTAATTTTCATTAAAAGTAAATTCTGCGGTATTTATTGCCTTGCAATTGACGCTTAAGAACAAGCCGTCCAATACAGCAACTCGTGATGGTGTTATGCCAAAGCTTGTCATATTAATAATGTTTTCAGAAACAAAATGAGCAACTGCACCTCGTAGGTTGTTGCTTTGAAAGCCGCCGCACATGAGATGCCACAGTGCAGGATTCTGTATTTTCATGTTTATCCCACCTGCTAATCCAACAATGTCAAAACTGTCGTGCGCTTTTTTAAGTTTATCTATTATATTGAAATCGTCTACATACACATCATCATGCATGAAGACAATGTTATCATATTGAGCAGATTTTTCTTTAAGAAAGGAATTATAATTAACTGACAAGCCATCCTTGTTGTTTGATTTGTAAAATATATCAAAATTTAATTTTTGATTTATTTGCAATAAAGATTTGAATGCCAGTGTTGATTTAGCATGCGTATTTCGGGTACAGAAATAAAAAGCAGTTTTCATTTAGTGAAGAAAGGTGAATTTGGTATGAATTTACCCACAGATGTTATACCTTCTGGTGTTATGAGATAAATTAATCCCTCTTCAAGTTCATGAAAATTATCTTGTTTTATTGAAGAAAAACTATTTGTAAGGAAATCTGCATATATGGTGCTACCAGATCGCGCTATGTATATGTGGTGTGTCTTATGATTATAAATCCATAGGCCAAATGTGCCTTGTAGTGAGCCTAGCACATGACGGATAGCAGTAATCTCGTCTTTTGTTTGTTTGTATGCTTGGTCAAGAAGAGGCGGTATAACGGATGTATCAACTGCATTATAGGATTTCTTGGGTAGTAGTTCACGAAGCTGCTTGTAATTGGTGAGCACACCGTTGTGAGCTACATGCCAATCTTTGAAAGAGAAAGGATGTGACGTCCTAGGTGTGTAGTTTCTCTCTGAGGATGTTGGTGCTCGTGTGTGGCCAAGGTAATATTTGAAAGTATTTATGGGTTTTCTTGTCTTTCCATATTCAATATCAAGCTTCTTACTAAGCTGCATTTTTCCAGCGCTCTTAATAATGGCATGCATCTTGTTATCAATCAATAGCCCACCATAAGAAAAGGTGCCCCTGTTCTTGTTCAAATTATAGAGTTTAACGTATTCTGTAAACTCTTTGGCTCCAAATATTCCACAAATATATTTTATACCTCCTTATTATTATATGTATAAGATTAAATAATTCAAGATGAATAGTGATTGCAGTCTTATATTTGAAGCATATTTGAAAAGAAAGAAAGTGCTTTCTGAAGCTCCGATCTATGGCATGGGTGATATGGGATACACCGGTGACATTGAGAAAACACCAGGTGGTGGTTATGGTGTCGGCAAAGCTGCAGCCAGAGAAGGCAAGACAAAGACCGACATTGCCAATAGCTTGTTGACTGCCATCAAATCAAAGCTCTTTAAGCCCGGTTCAAACATTATTGATGGTAAAGAGTATCAGCTTTTCTATCCTGGTAGCAAGATGAAGTTTCGCGCAGATTTAGAAAATTTAATCAAAACAGAGTTAAAGTTGGGTGGCACAGATGCAAAATATACAGCGCGGGTGATCGATAATTTGTTAAATGTTGTAAGGGTTGATGTGGAAGGCGGTGTTAACACAACAATGGTAAAAGTAAAACAAGCTGTTGATGCAGGAATGATTAATAAGCCGATTACTGGCACAGAACATCCAGCAGGTTCGCCTTTGGATGCAGTTGCAACATCCAACACTTATGTTAAGAATATGGCAACAAAGTTTATTAGAGAATTTATGCCAATTTTTGTTGAACTGCCTGATGAAATCAAGATTGACAAAGGAGATATTTATGAATCACCTGAACTTGAGAATGAGGTTATTGAAGCTACAACACGTGCTTATGATGTAACCAAGTCCAAAGATAAAGAATTTATAAGAGACTTCATTGATTCATTGAAATATAAGAATAGCTACATGCCGGCAAGTGAAACCAAACAAAGCGAAGGGGAGGGTACAGGTGAAGCTCCAACAGTAGATGAATATCCAGAGGGCGATGATGTATATACAGCAGCCAAGCAAGAGTTTGGATTAAGACAGGCGCCAGTTGATAGGGGTAATTTTAGTTACAGCGACTGATAGGTTTGCAGTTGTATTTGTTCCAGGGTAATGAGATTTTATATGAAACAGGGTCTATGTACCCAGCATCCATGAAGCCCTTGATGCGCAATGAGCATGCAGTACATTCACCACAGGCTTGCTCTTCACCCTCGTAACAGGTCCAAGTCTGACTAAAATCGACACCAAGCTTCATACCGAGCTTTATGATTTCTTGCTTTGATTTGTCAATCAATGGTGCTGCAACTGTAATTTTATTTCTACGATTCAAAGCCGATACATTATTAATTTGCTCCAAAAATTCTTCACTGCCATCCCAAAACCCCGCTACACTATCGGCTTGAGCCGCACCATGAAAAACAGTGCTGGCCTGATAATTTTCTGCAATGGCCAATGAAATGCTAAGTAACATTAAGTTTCTGTATGGAACATAGTTTACAGTCTGTGGATCACCCATTACATCTTTAGCCTTGGCAACAGCAACTTTATTATTAAGGAGTGAAGAAACTTGACATATATCTTTAAAAAACGGTAATTTTAAATGTAGACTATCAATCGGTGTGTCAACCGATTCAATTTGAAATGATGCACAATTGAGTTCCTTATCACGGTGTTTTTGACCGTAGTCATAATTAACTGCAATTACTTTGTCATACTTGCTAGCAGCAAAATGCAACAGAACACTGCTATCCATGCCACCACTGACGGGCACTACGACTTTACTGGATGGGCTCTTCTGCTTGCGCTTCATTAGAGTTATACTGGTAATCTAATACAAGACGTTTGTCTAATTCAGGTATAATAAATTCTTCGTAAAATAAAGGATCTTTGGCAAAAGTCTTGGCATAACCAAGCTTATCACCCTTCTTGTACTTGCCTGATGTGATGCCCACAGAATATGTGGCGCCAGCTTGCTCAACAATGCCACGTGCAGCTGCCATGGCAAGTAGACCACTGTATTTGTTTAAACCTGTCTTGAAGGAAAGATACATCTCTGCTTCAAGGAATGGAGGAATGAATCGATTTTTTACAGTTAGAGCTCGAAGAGTTGTTCCTGAGTATTTGTTAGCTTCAGCAATCTTTTTATCGTCTGCATCCATTGAATCTCCTTCACCTTCTTTTTCATTGCGCTTGGCTAATTGCACCAAAATACTGGACATATAAACAGGGCCAGAGCCGCCTGCTTGACTCTTGACCAGTGTCGGGTACATGGAGCCTGGATCTTCATACGTATGGTTTGTAAACAAAATGGTCACACCAGCTTTTGCAGCTTTGAATGTGAGGGTGCGAAACAAACTCTTGAGAGATTTGGCACGAAGACCCATATCTGTAGCCGATTTGTCTTTGACAATATCATCCAGTTCTTTCTGAGAAGCAAGGTTACCCAAGCTATCAATGCTGATAATAAACTTACCTTTTGCATTGTTTTCAATGACGCTATCCAGGAATGCAGCAATTTGATTTCTGCATTGATCAATAGTATCCACAGGAACATATTTTGTATTTTCAGCATCCAGTCCGACGCCTTTGGTACTGTTTTCATCGATGGCTATTTCAGTATCAAAAATAACAGGGGTTAACCCTTTCTTTTGTGCACTGGCCAGAATCTTGTTGACGATGAATGTTTTGCCAGTTTGGCTTGGGCCTGAGAATCCTATGATTCTGCCCTTGGGTACACCGCCATTGCGACAGCTGCCACCCAGAATAGCGTTGAGAGCATAACAACCGGTATCAAACCATTCATCTACTTTACTGAGAGCATTTTCATTGAG